AGTAACCTTTCCATATAGTAGTATGTACTCTGCATAAAAAAGGCTTCACAGCTAAGTCAATACTGCGGTATAATGTAGAGTAGATAGGGGGTTTACGGATGTCAAAGCAGATTTTAAATATAGATTCGTTATGCAGTTTTACAGATAAGCAGCAGCTTGCTACACGGGAGGCTGATACGCATGCCTTTACTTTATTCGGTGGGGCACGCGGACCGGGTAAAAGTTATTGGCTTCGTTGGTACAGCCTGCGGTTTCTTTTGCTCATGGCCTCTCTTGGTATGAAACGCGTGGTAACAGTTCTTTTTTGTGAGGATTATCCAACTCTCATAGATCGACAGGTTTCTAAAATGCGGGAGGAGTTCCCCTCTTTTATTGGCGAGATAGCAGATCGTAAAAAAGATCACGGGTTTGGGTTTTATTTGAAAGCGCAGTATGGCTCGGGGGTTATCCTCCTTCGTAATCTTGATGAGGGAAATGTTGAAAAGTATCAGTCTTCAGAATTTGCGCTGGCTGCCGTAGATGAACTCACAAAAAGCCAGGTGCGAATATTTGATACCCTTCGGGGGTCTCTTCGCTGGCCGGGAATAAAAGCTCCGAAGTTCATAGCTGCAACTAATCCAGGGGGTATTGGTGCCCACTGGGTAAAAAATTATTTTATTGATCGCATCTATCCGGAAGAGCTGCAGGACATAGCGTATATGTTCGCTTTTGTTCCCGCCCTTCCTACAGACAATCCCCATCTTGATGAGAGTTACTGGGCAATGCTGCAGCATTTGCCAGCTACCCTCGCTAAAGCATGGCTTCACGGGGATTGGAATATTTTTGAGGGACAGGCCTTCCCAGAGTTTTATGATTACATTCATGTGAAGAAGCCCTTTGAAATACCGGCGGGGTGGGAAAGGTTTGTTTCTATTGACTGGGGGTACGCAAAGCCTTTTGCTATTTACTGGCATGCTGAAGATCCTGACGGAGTAATATATACTTACCGAGAGTTTTACGGGTGTGAGCATGGGCGGCCAAACGTTGGGGTGAAGATGATTGCTTCTGAAGTTGCCAGGCAGGCTCTTGCTATGGAAGGCGATAATGAGGACGTGTCTTTCCGTGTGGCAGATAATTCCATGTGGGCAAACATGGGATCGGGAAGAGAGGGTAAGGCCACCTGCATTGCAGATGAGTTTTTTGAAGAAGGCTTTGATATTATACCCTGTACAAAAGACCGTATTCAGATGAAGCAGCAAATTCATATGCGGCTCAAGGGTTATGAGGAATCCGAGGCGAATGTTCCGGAAGACCCGGCATGGTATATATTTGATAATTGTGTTAATCTTATAAGAACATTACCAGCAATATGTACAGATAAGAGTAATCCAGAAAAATTGGATACGCAGGGGGAGGACCATGCAATTGACTCTTGTGGGTACCTGTTTTTAAAAAGACCGTTTTCTCCTATTGTACATAGAGAGCATAAAATAGAACGAGATATTTTCGGCAGACCTGCTAAAAAAGTAGCGGGGCGGCTGTCGTGGATGGCAAGATAAGGGGGGCTTAAAATGCCATTTAAGAGTATAGCTCAGGCAAAATTTGCCTTTTCCACCCACCAACCGTGGGCGAAAGAATGGGCAGATAAAACAGACTGGCTTGCATTAGAGAAAGGAGGAAGTAAAAATGGACGAAAACGTTTTGGGCGTTCCAAGCAACGCTCAGGAAGATAGACAAAAACTAAATAATAATCCTGCGCAGGTAACAGATGAGGGGACCGAAGCACCTGGGGGTACCTCACAGATACCAACGGAAGAAATAGAAGAGGCAATTGATGAACCCGAGGAAGATACAGAGAGTAAGTATGAACCGCAGTATACGACAGATGATGCCCGGGCATGGTTTGAAGAAGACGAAGCGGCTAGGTATAACTGGCGTGAGCTGGCGCGTACTGACTACGATTTCTATGCAAGCAAGCAGTGGGATGATGGGGTGCTTGATGAACTGGCTGAAGCGGACAGACCAGCAAATACGTTGAATGTTATTCGTCCACTTATTAATTTATTAAGCGGGTATCAACGTCTTAATAGATACGACCCTAAATTCTTATCACGAAATCTTGCCAGTTCATATTTTGCAGAGATCCGGCAGGGGGTAACAAAGTATATCCTTGATGGAAGTGACTATGACTCTGTAGAATCCGCAGTTTGTCTTGACGCTTGGATATGCGGCTTAGGCTGGTACAAACAATGGTATACCTGGGACTTTGCAAAAAACGAGGCGGCAATTATTATAGAGAAAGCCAGTCCCTTTGATGTCTACCCAGATATGAATAGTATTAAACCGGGCTTTAAAGATGCGCAAAGAATACATGAAGCACACTGGAAAGATAAGGATGAATTAAAATCGTGGTATCCGGAACATTCGGAGGACATTGACTCTTGGGCAGACCGTTATGATGATGAAAAAGACTGCTTTGGAGATCAGGAAAAATTTTGGTATCAGCCAGATGAAAACAAATGCCGGCTGGTAGAAACGTGGTGGTATGAGATATCTACTCGCCCATACTATCAATTGAGCGATGGAACCGAAGTTCTAGCCGAAGAAATAACCCCGGATAAGCTTCCGTTTATCGTAGAAACCGTAGATAAACCTTATCGAAGAGTAATGTATGCCGCCTTTATTGGGGGAGTTACTCTGGAGGGTCCGCGTGAATGGCAGACAAATGACTTCCCATTAACTGCGCAGTGGTGTTACTATTTAGGTGAGGGCGACGAATACTGTGGAGTGGTGAGAGACTTATTAGACTCCCAGCGGGAAATAAATAAGCGTAGAAGCGATATGATTCAGATACTTAACACCAACGTCAATAGTGCTTGGCAGGCAGAGGCCGGCGCTCTTTCGGACAGTCAGAGGATAGAGTACGAAGAGAACGGAGCAAAGCCTGGTACAATATTAGAACATAGGCCAGGACATGATGCTCCGAAAAGGGTTGACACCCCTCCCCTCCCTAGTGGTATAATGGAGGCAGAAAGCATATCAAGGCAGGATATCTACTCAATATCTAACATAAACCCTTCGACGATGGGTTCACAGCTTACAGGAGCCTCCGGAAGGGCCATCGAAATGCAGCAAAAACAAGCCAATACCGGAACTGTTATACTGTTTGATAATCTTCGTATGGCGAAAAAAACCTTGATGATTAAACTGTGGGGACAAGGGTCCAATCCAGGGCTCGTACAGAAGTTCTATAATGATGAACAGACTATACGAATTATGGATGACTCAAATCATATGCAGTTTATCACGGTAAATCAGAAAGTAACGATACCTAACCCAATGCTGGGCCCGATCAAGCAAACGCTGAATGACCTTAGTGTGGGTGAATTCGATATTGTTATCTCCGAAACACCGGCTACTGCTACTCAAAAAATGTCGCAGTTCTGGGCGATGGTAGACGCTGTCGGTCAGATGGGTATACCATGGGATATGGTATATGACTTAATTTTGGATTTGTCGGAAATTCCGAACAAGGACGAAATAAAATCTCGTATAGCAAAACGCATGGAACAGAAAAGTTCGGCAACAGATCAGCAAGCTCAAGTTATACAGGCTTTGCAGAATAAACCGAACCCTCCTAAGATTAGTGTGAGCGTTCCTTATAAAGAATTACCGCCAAATGAACAGATGCAAATGGCCGCTAAGGTAGGTTTGCAGCCGAGTCCCGCAGATTATGGGATTCAAGTGCCGCAGTCAACTCAACCTGCTGAAGCACCGCAAGCACAAGTTCCAACGGAACGGGATCTTGCAAGAAGCGTTCTTACAACCCTTATAAATACCCAGCACATTACCGCTAAGGGTGCGAATCCCTTAGTACAGGCGCAAGCTCCTTCGGCGCCTGCCGAACAGAACCCCGAGCTTATTCGGCAAAGATATTTAAACAGAAGGCCAACTCAAAACGTGCATAGGGCTGAGGTTCCCCTTGCAGCGACTTACAGAGGTTAATGACAGGAAAGCCGGATGAAAGTGTGGCACTCCCTACGGGATGTGGTGCCCTGCCGCTTGCGGATTTTTCCCGGCTCCCTTACCTGTTCATTATAGAGCTAACGCTCAATAACTAGAGGGAGGTTTGCGAAATGAGACGTAAGAAGACTGGTGTTATAATTGAACATCACGAAATCCATCGTATTGAACGTCGTGCTGCAGCAGCACCGGCAGCTCCGCGGAGACGCCGCCGTTCAGTAGCTCGTCGTTCAAGCTCGATGGCTTGGTGAGCAATTAAAAAAGGGATGCGGGGTGCGCTTAGCGTGCCCCCTAATTCTATGTAAAAAAGGAGATACTTTAGATGGCTACAAAAAACCCGACTTCGGCTGAGAAGAAGTTAGTTATACCAACTTTAAAAGAGATTAGACCTGCTGTGCCACCACCGCTTACACCTGAAATGATAAAAGAACGGGATGCAAAAGCGAAAGAGGAAAAACGTATACGTGATCTAAAAACAAAAAGGGAGCATGACGCTTCGGAAATAAAGAGTCTGGCAATAAGTACTTTAAAGAACTCTCTTAAATATCTTGCAGAGGAAACCGCACGCGGGGATGCTATGAACCCCCAGACACAAGCCACGTTTGAGGAATATAAGTCTTTGGCAGAAATGCTTTTTGCGACAGGTATTGCTCACAAGGATATAGATAAAAGCTGATAGAAGGACAGCAGGCAACTGCTTTCTTTCTATAAGTCTTTATCGCCCCACACTAGCGTTATAGTGTAGAACCGTCCAAGGACGTAAAAAGGAGTAAAATAAGATGAGTAATTTTAATTTCGATTTGCAGTTATTTGCAGAAAAGCTTCTCGAAGTTCCAGAGGAATATAAGGGGATTGACCCCGAAGTCCTCGAAAAATTTGCCCCACAGATCAATGAAAGTATTCGTGCTTCTAAAGGAAAAGAATCTGGTACCTCGCCTGGGCCAGAACAAAATCAGACGCCTGAAGAAGCGGTCGAACCAAATCAGGATATTGAAGGTGAACAAGAAGGGGAACCTGAGTATGATGACGAGGGAACGCCTCCGCAAGAAAATTATAAGGAAGAAAACGTTCCTGAAGAGGATGAGGGCAGGATTGATGAAGATGTTGAACAATCACAAGACACCCACTCTCATGAACCCGCAGAAAAACCGCATAAGGGAAACGTTGGTATAGCCTTACGTAAAGAACGGGAAAAGAACAGAAGCTTTAAAGAAGAAAATGAAAGTCTTAAGCAAGCCTTAGCTAAATTAACTGAAAAGGTAGATAGCCTTGCAAAACCAATGGCCCCGGCTACCGCCCCCTCTTCTCAAGGTACACTAAGTATCTTAGGGGGAAACCAAGACCAAACTGCGCAAGGTTATCCACAAGGGACTATCGTTCCCCCGAGTATGCAGGACCAGGCACCACAGCAGAACAGCAATTATGCTGGACTTGGGCAGAATGGCTATCCTTTCCCATTAGTTCCTTCGCAGCGCGAACGGATGATAAATTCCAATCCCGAAGTAAAGAAACTACAAGATGTAGCGACACAAGCAGAAAAGGAATTTGAAAGACTCTACGGAAGGAAACCCCGCAGAGACGTAATCGAACATGAGGCCGAAGTTGTAAGAGATATGCAGACATTGAGTACATTACAAGCAAAAATTTTCAATGATGTTCATACCTCAGAACAGCGTAAACTCGAAGAAGAAAATTCACGTAAACGTAATGTACAAGAGGCTGTAGGTTCCTACCAGCAGTGGGAACAACAAGAAACGCAAAAGCCGGGTAGTGTTGAGATCGATAAGTATGCGCAGGGGCAGATAAGCCAGTTAGCGCCAAAAGAAAGAGATACCTTAGTACAAGCGCTAGGCCGTTTAAAAAGGCCACAGGTATTTGGGGACCCGAACTATTCTGATGTAGTCATGGTTCAAAACTTTTGGAACCTGTGTCGATTGGGTGCTGAGAAAGACCGTATGGCACAAGCACCAGTAGAACAGCCTCTTGTAGAACAACCCGAAGCAGAAGTAGAGGAAGACCTCCCAGATGAAGAAGCCCCTACGGTATCACAGGGTGAAAAGATCAAGGAAATTCCACGTACAGGTATGGTTCGCGCAGCAAAAGCACGAACTGCGGAATGGACATTAAATAAAGTAAAACAATACATTAAGAGTGGCAAGTACGAAGAGATACCTGAAAAGTATCGAAAATCCCTTTTAGAAGGTAAATGGCCACCACAGAGAGGATGACTATTAAATGTCAGATATGTTTAAATTCAATTTACAGTGCTTTGCAGAAAGTGATATTGTCGCTTCTGATCCTAATCTTCGTCAGATGATCTGGTCAGCAGACCTATGGACTTCTGCAAAGAAACAACTCTATTTTGCTAAGTTCATTGGTAAAACCGCAGAGTTTATTATTCAAGAAAAAACGGAACTCACAAAAGCAGCGGGGGATCAGATTACCGTGCCGCTTATCCCTAGGCTTATTGCTCCGGGGGTATCTGGTGATGAAGTATTATCAGGCAACGAAGAGCCTATGCAGGCTTTCGATTTTGCTGTAACTGTAGATCAGATGGCAAAGAGTATCAGGCTGAAAGGTAACATGGCTCAGCAAAAGACTCAGTATTCTTTAAGATCGGCGGCAAAAACAGTTTTGTCACAGTGGATGCAGGAATACATGGACCAGTATATATTCACGGCTCTTACTACCGCCTACACACCAAACCGTGTAGTTTACCCAGCGGGAAGATCCGCTGAAAATGCGATCGTTGCGGGAGATATTCTTACTCTTGCTGAAATCAGTAAGGCTAAACGTAAGGCAACCCTTGCTGGACAGCCCTATGCAATATCTACTTCTGGTGGTACCGTGTCCGCTACACAAGGCGGGTTTGTTCTCACTGGTAGCAGTACCGCTTTCAATACTGACTTTGCAGTCGGGGATTTAATTACTGTAGGTACACAAGCTAACTACGTTGTGTCGATCACAAGTGCTACAGTTCTTAATGTAGCGGCAGCTTGGGGAACTACATTCTCAGGATCTTCTTACTCCGCTATCCGTTACAACGGTGCGCGTAGTAAACTTCGTCCTGTCATGGTAAATGGCCAGCCGTTCTTTGTTTGTGTAATTCATCCTTACCAGGAACGTGATCTTAGAAATGACCCTGACTGGATCGGCGCACAACAGAGTTTTGCGGCATGGAGAGGTTATGACAACCCCATCTTTAAAGGCGGTATCGGTTTGTACGATGGCGTTATTATCCATACTCATGAAAATGTTGTTTTGTCGGCAACAGGCAATGGGTCTACTCCTACGCAGGTAGGACATGGTCTTCTCATGGGTGCACAAGCAGGGGTTATGGCTATTGCTCAGGAACCTACTTGGGTAGAAGATCCTTTATATGACTACCAGCGTAAGCCAGGGTTTGCTACCTCCCTTATCTGGGGTGTTAAAAAATCCGTATTTAATGGCGAAGATTTTGCTGTTGTGCAGGTACTCTCTTCCGCAGTAGCAGAGTAAGGGGGATAAAAACAAATGACGATTACTTTAGGATCACGCATAAAGAAGTTTCTAGGTGATTTGACAAAGAGTGCAAGCGCGACAGCATTCTTTGGCAGAATATCTACAGCTCTTGGTGGGGATCTGGTGCTATCAGCGAGTGCTTCTATTTCAACGCTCGCTCATGGTAGCATGAACTCAACCACTACCCCGATTAATATTCTTCTAAAAGACGGGTCGGGAAATACCCATGACTGGTATAATGGGCCCGTTAAAATTGCAGTAGCGACCACTTCCGCTGCTGGTATTCCCGCCATTAGTCCGGCCGCGGGAGATAAAGCAATGACAGATGGTATGTTAACAGTGAACCTGACGGGAACAGGAACCTGGTTAGCCGCTGATACGATAACCCTAACCGTATCAGCCCCTACGGGTGTTCCGCTTCTTGGCAGTATTTCCAGTGTAACCGTAGTGCTTACGCTTTCGTAAAATAAAGGGAAGGGTACTCTTAAAAAGGGGTGCCCTTTTTTTATATAAGGAGATAAAATTATGAGAAAAATAATAAGACCTATCAGTGGCCTTTCGGGTGCAGCTAACGGTGCTTGTCTTTTTGGTCAGGTAGCCACGGCTCTTGGCACCTGGTCTTCTGGTGGGGGCACCATAAATTTAACAAATTATTCTGGATCGGCTGAAATTGGGGATATCGTAATGTCTTCCGCGGCCTCTGGTATTCCCGTCATGACAACTATTGTAGACAAGGTTATGAATCCCGATCAAATTACGATTAAAAGTATAACCATACAATGCCAGGCAGCGGCTAACCCTTTAACGGTTTCTAATGCTACCCCTGCAGCAGTTGTGTTTTATCGACCGGAACCCGTAGCAGAATACCCTTCTATGTTGTTACGTTTGATGGGAACCTTTGTAGGAACCGTGCAGGTAAGGGGCTCTGTAGATGGTACCTTTTATTCTAACCTTCCTATGGTTGGTGTAACAGGCGCGGTA